ATGGTTTCATCCGTTATTGCAGTAATAGCGGTGTTCACGCCCACTACAGGGTCATCTGCACGAGGATAAGAATGTGTAGTAGAATTATCATCCATTGCACAGGTAAATACCAACGAACTGGTTCCAATACCAACTGTATCACTGGTAGTATAAGTATGACCTGATCCTACAGTTAATACCAAATTACCAGTTAAAGGAGCATAAGTAGCGGCTGTTGGAGTTATAGATCCAATTCCTGTTACTGTAATACTAGTAACACCTACGCTGTCGAATGTATGAAGATAATTACCACCACTTACAACACAACTTGTTACACCACTAACAAAATTATGTAAGTAATCACCACCAGAAACTATAGCATTTGCAGAAGCACGTTTAAAGGTGTGTGCATATTGGTCTCCAGGACCTGCAACACCAACATTAACAGTGATCTGAGTTGTTGATGTGGAAGCAATTGAAACTGAATTATTATATGCTGGATCATTACCTCTAGGATAATAATGGGTTGATACACCAGAATCAATTGCACAGGTCATTCCTAACCCAGTAAAGATAACAACGCTAGATTTACCGCTAGCATTGAACCCATGAGCACTAGATGTAGTGACAGTCATAATACCAGTAGAGCTGGTATATGCTGCTGTGGAGATAGCAATCGGTGCTGCATAATCACAAGTAAATGCAATTCCAGAAATATTAATATTTTCCCCTCTCTGCAACCCATGAGCTTGATGGGTCGTAATTGTCGTTAATCCTGTTACCGAACTATAACCCACGTTAGAGATGTCTACAGGGGCATAGAAGACGTGTGGATTAGTGATTGCTATTCCTGTGATACCACCGTTTACAACCTGTGCTGTGCCGATTGCAACGTAGCTGGCAGCATACAAACTAGAAGTCTGAATTGCTACATTAACGAGTGGTTGAAGGTCAAGTCTATATCCAGATCCGCTAGTTCCCATTCCAACAGATTGAATAGTTCCCGCAGTAGAAACAACTGCTGTTCCTCCAGCAGCAACTAAAGGTTGTAATCCAAATCCTTCTGTAGATCCAACAGAAACTATAACTCCACCAGTAGGAATATTTGCATTGTTTACATCATAAGTAACTGAAGATGCTGTTCCTGTGAAGAAGATACTAGAGATTCCAGCACTCTCATCCATAGTATAATCTTCAATTTCAGATTGAATCCCCTGAGGACCTTGGAAAATACCATTAATAAGAACTACGCCATTACTTGTAGAGAATCCAGTAGCATTCGTTCCACCATCTTTCTTTAAGGTAAAGGTCTTAGCAATTCCAGTAAATTCATTGGAAATGTCATCAAAGATTATATTATTACTATATGTCTCTCCAATTGTACCAGTATTTCCACTTCTCATAAAGGTTCTACCTTGGAAAGTAGAGTGTGTAGAAATACCCACCCAATCCCTATCATCAGGAGCATTAGTTGTAGAACTTATAGGATCCGGTCCATAAGGTGCTTCAACAAAATGAATTTTATTTTCCCGAATATTATAATTACCTTCAATAGTTTGAACTAAAGTTCCTGATGAATGAGTAGCAAGACCTGTTCCCATCCAAGGACGATCTACCATAATAATATTCGTACTTCCAAGACCAACTGTATTGATCTTCATGATCTCATTATTAATTTGAATAAGATTTCCACTAAAGAATGAAGTTATTCCAGTAAAGGTAATTCTTTCATCTTGGAGTAAAATATCTTTCGCCAAAGTAGTTGTAACTGCTCCCCCAACAATAGGAGATTGGAAGAAGTTATCAATTGCAACAAGACCCTTAGCATTTTGATTCGTAGAAGTAAATGAATGAGAAGTTCCAATTCCAACCGATGTAATATTAAATACTACAGGATTTTGAAGAAGTGCTTTTTCAGGACTTGCTGCTAACTTAATTGTGCTTGAATTAACCTTAACAGCGTATACTGTAGGTGGTACATAAGTGGTCGCTCCAAAACCCGGACCACTAGTTGAAGCAATACTAATAGCCTGAGTAGATCCTATACCAGCCCATGAATAAGTAAGTTTCTCACCTGTTACAAAGTAATGATCGGGTATAGTAATCGTATCAGCAGAAACACTAACTATATCAGAATCGCTTCCATCAACAAATCTTTGGAATATTGGTAGTTCATTATGAAGTAAACCAAAGGTTCTCTTAATATCCGTTTCTGTTCCTCTATATTCAGCATAAGCAGATCTAATTACTCCGCTATTAAGATCAATAGAAGTTGCATCAATACTATCCTTAACTATACTTAAAACATTCTGGAAAACTCTTACTTGAACCTTAATATTATGATTAGGAATAAAGGTTAAATGCTTTCTATCAGAACCATCAATATTTGCACCTATCGTTCCTAAACCAGTTGTATGTAATTGAACATTACCATATTCAGTTAAGGTATTATAATCATTGTCATCACATGCAACAACCTCACACATTTCATAACGCTTATTAGTAGTATCTTCTAACTGAACAACATAATATGCAGCATGAGAATCCGCATGATATTCTGCAATAGTGTTTATACCAGGAGTTCCTGAAGCAGCAATGGAAGTATACCAAGAATCTAATAAACCTGTTTGCAATTCTTCAGCAGTTCCTACTCCTGTAGCAGTAGAAGTGCTACTAGCAATAGAAACACTAATAGCATTTACACTATGTGCTACTCCTACTGCAGAATCAGGAGTAAAATCAATTTTTAGACGAGATCCCTCTATGTAAGAATAGTAAGTTCCTAATCCACCAATTCCAAAAGAACTTAGATTATTATCTGCCAACTGACCATACTCCACCATGTCAACTGTGGATCCATCATGAATAACATTGAGTTCATCAAATTCATAATATGAACCATCATCAGCTCCAATCTCAACAATAACCTTAGCAGAGCGATAAGTAGATGCAATTCCTACAACAGTCTTTGCAGTACTCGTTCCACTAGGAATAGCAGTATGATGAGAATTAATTTGAACAATACTTCCAAGAGAAGTACTACCTATTCCAGTTGTAGTGCTCTTAAGGTCATGTGAAATATAAGTAACATCATAATTATTTTTAGCATACTTAACTGGATAGAATTGAAGTTTTCCTTCTTCTCCACTGATTGTCCAATCAAAAGATCCTAAATCTGGATGAGTCTCAACTCTACCATATTGATTCAAATATCCCTGATTATCATCATGCAATAAGGATACGACCAGAACTTGACGTTCTTGTGTATATCTCTTATCTCTTACATATGTAAAGAACTTTCTAGATCTTGCTGCAGATAATTTATCATTACTAATAACAGCATATCTTGTTGCTCTAGGTTTGTGATTAAATTCTCCACTGAAATCGTCAATTACAAGAACTCTATTTCCAATAGCCTCCGAATAATCACTCAATACTCTATTCTGGAAAACAATCTCATTAGAAACCAATTTAGTTCCTAGTCTTATTGCTTCTTCAGATGCCAAATCAAATGTATTGACACAATGTAAATGACCTTCTCCGGTCATCTCAACAGTAACTTCGGCACTACTATCATTAGCAATTATTCCACCAGCGTTATCAGCTTGAGTTTCAATAACTAAATCAGAGAATTTAAGGAACCCTGAAGTATGATTTAAAGAACTAACCGGCTCATTCCATGTCTGATAAGGAATCTTCGATTTTAAGGCATATGAGAAATATTGATAATAATCATTGTCAGGTAATCTTTGAACATTATTGTTCAAAATACCGGTATCATATATCCATCCCTTATCAACATTTGAGTAAGGTCCAAGTTTAATATAGGAATCAAAATCAATTTTACTCTCAATAATTCCTTTTGTATTTGAAGTTTCTCCTCTTATAACATTTCCAATTTGAAGTTCACTACCTATAGAAACTTTAAGGGTTTCAATCTTATTATTCCAACTTTCAACAAATCCTTTTGCATATCCACTAGTTACAGTTTCCCCACTCATAAAATCATTTACTTTGAGTTTAATATCAAAGATAGGAAAATCTTTCTGAGGAATTACTCTACCAAAAGAAGTAGTAGGATCATAATATCCAGGATACTCTCCAGTCTCTAAGACTGAGGTCATATCATAAACAATAGATCCTGTATTCCCACCTAAAGCAGTATTAACTTCGGTAACTGGGAATAACTTATAATTATAAGCATCTGAGTTATATCCTTTACTAGTAGATCCAACACCAACGCTGGTATTCTCAATCAATACATTATCACCCACTGCAAATGGGAAGAGATCGCTAAATCCAGTATTAAATCCTACAGTTACTTTCTTAGTTGAACTATTATAAGTTATAGTATTAATTCCCACTCCATTCGAGTTTTCAGTAGGAAGAATAGTAGGAAGAATATTATACATTCCATAAGTATTCTGAACTATTTTAACTTTAGTAGATCCTACTTGATATTCTAATTGAACATCATCAACAACCTTTCCAGTATATCCATCAAGAACAACTAAGGTGGGATCAGTTATATAACTCCTACCGCCCGAAGAAATACCAACACTAGCAAATGAAGTAAGTGGTTCAATTTTAAGAATTTCAGGAAGATTAAGAGCAGGATTTAAAGTAAAATCAGTAGGATAATCAAATCCAATATTCTCAATAGTAGTCTTGTTAATCTTACCAATTGAATGACTTCCTATTTCTAATATCGCATCCTTTCCATATACAGAAGATACAGTAGTAATACCTGGAGTAAGTTCATACTTTCTTCCACCATTAAGAACTTCAACATCCTCAATAGAACCATAAGCACTTAAAGATTTGGTTGTATAATAAAGATTCGCTGTAGAGTAATCATAAGAACTTGCTTCTGGATATGAAGACAAATTATACTCAAACGTAGTTGTACCTAAACCCACTATTTTTTGAGATCCTGAATACTTACTATCAATTAAATTAATCTGATTATTATTAAATACATCAGTATCAACTATAATTTGTTTTTTAATATCTGCAATGAGGTCTTCATTTATAATATCTAATTTATAGTATAAATTTGAAGGAACACTATCATTCAGGAATAGTGAAACATTTGCACCAGAGAATCCCGCATTACCAGTAGTAACAACTTCAAAATTTATAGTAGATCCAGTAGATTCAAATTTATAATCATAAAGAGGATCTTTATAGAAATTAAGAGCAAACGCACTATAAGAAGTTAGTCCAACTTTAGATGATAGAGAAGAATCAGATAAATCAAATTTAATAATTTTATTCTTATAAACATTCAATTGTGGATTAATTAATGATATAGTTCCTGCAGTAGCACTAGTAAGATCAATATAATTTGGAATAGTTAATCCTAAATCATATCTGGTTGAACAAAGTCTGAATTTATCCTTAGTATAATAAAGAACATAATAAATTTCTTCATTTGTCAATCCACCGGAAGGAGAGGAAGCTGTATAAATTACTTTATCTCCTGTACTTAATCCATGATCAGTAGAAGAAATCGTATCATTAGCAATATCAACATCCCCCGCAGCCCAAGTTAAAGGTTTGAATACTGCTCTTCTATTGTCAGCATCATATTTTACAGTTATTGTTTCAGTATTTTTAGGAACTGCATTAAACTGAACTATATCCCCTAATCCTAATCCATGAGTAGAACCAGTCGAAGTTACTACTGTAACAATATTTTGTCCAATCTCTCCTGTTATAACAGTAGGTCTCTTAGTAGTAAAACTATGATAATCGCCTATACCAAAATTCTGGAAGTATGGTAACCTTTGTGTAGTTGTTGATCCCACTCCTACAAAGGTTCCGGTAGTTCCTAAACCTACTTTAATAGTTGAAATTCCAATAAAATCTCTACTAAAATTAGCAACATATAGATCTGTTCCTTCTGGTAACTCAAACGTAGTTCCAGAAGTAATTCCTGTTATAGGATGCCAACAACTAAACCCGGTTCCGCCATGATTGGAATATGTAACCTTCTCTCCAGTCTTTAAACCATGTCTGGGAAGATAAATTTGACTATATGGAACAAATATTTGAGTTGCTCCAATACCTGGCATTGAGAACGTTGCAGTAGATCCAATACCAGCAATTGCAGAAGTTCCAATACCTACAGATTCATTAGGATTAAAATAAATCTCTCTATTTGCATTATAACTATAATCCGTCCTAAATCCAGTAGAAACATTAAACTTTCGAGGATTTTCATATAAAATAGTACCTGCACTAAACGCAGCACCAACAGTTCCATCATAATGTCTTCTAACTCTAAACCTCTTTCCACTTTGATCAATATTAAGAACTTTAACTTGTTCAGCAGTAGTTCCAAGTCCTACCGACAAAATATCATTTTCCCTAACAAAAGGAAAATCTAGGAATCCAGTAGTATAGAAGAAAGTTGTTAATCCAGTGAACCCTGTAGTACCTACTCCAAGAGTAGTTACAAAATTATCGGTTCTTATACCTAAAGAATAGGAACCTTCAATATTAGCAAAATATGTACTAAGACCAGAAATAGTAAGTAATTCCCCATTGTTGAGTCCGTGAGGAGATGTAGTAAATCCAATAATATTGCCAACTCCATCAGAAGTAGCAAATTCTACATTAGAGAATGAAGTAGTAGCAACACTTATAGTAGAAATTTCTTTACCATAAAGATTAGAAACTTTGGCAGCTGCATTATTTCCTCCCGTAAGAGCATTATCAAATAGAACTCTATCATTTACATTATAGTTCTTACCTCCAGTCAAAATACCAATCGAGTCCACAGTACCTGTAGAAGTAGAATCAACGTTGATGATTTGTTTTCTAACACTATCAGGATCAAAAACAAAATCATA